CCTATCTTTCCAACTCTGGGTGGAAGTAGTTGAACGTCTCTTAGAGCTGCTTTCCTACCGTGATCATCATCGTCATAACAGAAGATAACTGTCTCGAACGTGAGAAGCCATGATAGTTGAGCTCTTACTACTTTGTTACCAGACTCACAACCATTGGGGAGACTAACAGCAGGCCAATCCCTAACTTGTATATAGGAGAGAGCATCATACTCACCCTCGAAAATAACTAACAGCTTATTGTTACCACCCCATTTCTCCTGAAAGAGAAACCTATTGTCAGGGTTAGTACCGTGCATTAAGAAATTCTTACCTTGCTTTCTAATCTTGTAGCCAGTAAGAACTCTTTCATTGTTATATATCGGGGCAAAGTAAGCAGGTTCACCACCGTGCATACCTTTGATGTACCCAGCTTTTTGATTAGTAGAAGCTTTAATACCCCTTGTCTTAATATCTACGTACTCACCTACTATTGGGTCAATCTCTTGCCCCGTTGGTTTAGTTGAAGTCATTGTTGGAAGGGAGGAAGGGTCAGAGAATACTTGAAAATTACAGCCAGGAGTAAAACATTTTTGACTCCCGTTGTCCCAGACGGATAGGTTATCTCTTGAACCACACCACGGACAAGCTGTATGAATAACAGACATTTAAAAAGCTCCAGGTGGGGATCTCCCTGGAGCCTTTTTGGTAACCCTTTCCTTTACCACTTGAACTATAACAGAGTCCAGCGATGAGGCAAATGAGGTCCACGACACCAGGGGATATTGTGTTTGTCACACCACATTGCGTAAGTCATTTTGGCTGTCTTACTTAATTTTTGGTGTGGCTTTTGGAAACACATTCTGATGTCTACATCAGGGTGTTGTTCCTTGAAGATACGCATGAGTCGGCGGTCTTCCTGATCAAATTGGCCCTTAACTTCTATGACTCTTATTTTCCCTTCTTCATTACTAAGAATGAAGTCAGGAGTATAAGAACGTGGAATCACTACGTCGTACTTTTTAGTTTCGTACTCATAACTGATCCCACATTTGTCAAGATCTTTGGCCACCTCTGATTCAAAGCCCGATCTGAATCCATCTTTAGTACGTTTACCATACTTGTGAAAGCGTCGAGCCATCTAATTTAGAAATCTTCTTCGTCAGATACGTTATCAGATTTCTTAGTGGTTTTCTTTTGTACCTTTGGTTTCTTTTGTTTGAAACCTTCAGTCTTATTGAACTCTTTCTCAAG